TTCCTCCAAGCATTGCCATTTCATCGCTAGAGAAAATAACGTCAGTAATCCTAATCAAATCATCCATGTTGTTAACTAAACTAGGACGAGAGTAAACGTAATAGGCAATCCATGCGTTAATTGCACAGAGTTCAAAGATAAAGATGTAAGTCACGATAGGTCTTACAGTACCTACAAAGTTGACCACCCAAGTGCTTGCTCTTTCCATGATTTTCTCATCATGCTTCAAAGCAGCTTCTGTCATCTGGGCATCAGTCTGCATGGCAATCTGGTCTGTGCGAATCTCCTCCATGCGCTCTTGAGCCTTAAAGCCTTGAGCCATCATCTGTAGCTGCAACTCTACTTGGACACGAGCCAAAGCTAACTCATGCTTTTGGTCATCTTTGTTCTGAAAGAAGTCTAGGAGTTTTGGTAAGCCAGAAATCAGCAAACCACCGAGGGTAGAAAATAGAGATAGCATTACAGTCCAATCCTTCCAAGTAGGAGATTAACAATTTTGTCCGACAAATCGTCAGGCAAGAACTTCAAGAAACCAAGAAACCACAGGGCAACACACCCATAAACGAATATCTTGAGGCATAGGTCAAAGGTCTTTTGGTACTCATTCACCGCCCACACCTTTTAGTGGTGTCACAAAACTCCATAAGTTCGTAGATACCGACAAAGACCAAAAACAAAACAAAGAATGAGCCACCAATGATGATAGCTAACTCGTTCATCTCTTGCTCTTTTTGTTTAGCCTTCTTCTCTGCTCTCTCTAAAGCCCTAAGTTCTCTGGCATCATCTATGTCCATCTGGTCTTGACGAGCCTTAATCTTGTTCCAAACGTCCACCTTGCCAGTGGTCATAAAGAGCATCTTGAGTTCTTCCTCAAATGCCCTAGCTTGCTCTAGTGCCATCTCAATCTGGAGAGCAGTCCCCATGTTTGAGCCTTTACCCTTTTTTGATTCAATCAATGCCTTAGTAGCGGTTGACTTGGCATCAAACATCTTGCCAATCATGGGCGCAAGAGAGCCTAGGTCATTAGCTACCTTACTAGCCTTCTTGACCATCGAAATAGCATTTTGTATCCCTGCTAGGGCTGTTAGAGGGTCTATCATCTCTTATCTACCTTTTGCCACTCAAGACATACAACTTTTCGGTTGTAAACATCACCTGTCCATGCCCACCTGACACAGCGATATTCAGTTTTTTCTTTACTAGATGCCACCAATGTAAAAAGCACTGAAAGCACCAGTAGCCATTTCACGGCATCGCCCAAAGAATGACATGACCACAGAACATGACAAAACAAAAAAGAAAGGCTAGAGCCACAATAGCTTCTAGCCAATCCATCATTTTTTAATCCAAGTCTGCCAAACAGCACCAGCAGCCATGATTAACCCACCTATCCACAGAATAGGCTTGGCAGCAGAAGCAACCCACCCAAGGACTTTAAAAGCCCCATCCAAGGCATTTATAGCCTCTACAAGACCTTTAGTGTTCTTGTCGATGGAATCCACCTTAGTCTCAACAGCAATGAGCCTATCGTAGATTTGAGCATGGGTTACTTCATCTTGCATGATTACTCTTTCGGTGTCACATCCATAACAGTTTCAAGGGACTTCTTTAGCATCGTAAAGAAAGCATCTCTGCCAACTTGAAGCTGGTCAACATTGAATTTAGCAGAATTAAGTTTCCTCTCTAAGTCAACCACATGATTCAGCAGGGTTTGCTGCTCAAGTGTCATGTCCTCAAAGATGTACTCAACTCCGTCAATCGTCACAGGGTTTTTTGTGTTGTTGCCCATGTGTTTCTCCTAATGTGCCACTAAGGTCAGGTAGTGGCTTCCTGATTCCAAGGTGTGCCAGTAGCAGTAACAGGATTCTTCTGCAAAGCAATATTAGCCGCCAGAGCATCTTCAGTGGCTTGTTTATCAACACCATTAGCCCACACCCAACCCAATACTTCAGCCATCGTTACATTTGCGTATGGGACTGTTGGTGTACCAGAAGCCCATGAGGATGTTGAGTAAATGGATGCTGTGTAATCACCATCTGTGGCATTGCAACTCCAGTGCGCACAGGTAATGAAACCAGTTGCAGTTTCGTAGTCAGTTTGGGTTACTACCCAGTTATAAGTCGTAGTCATAATTTACCTTTCAGTTTATGGGTGTGATGCTTTGTAGGCATCGAATTCTGCTTTGAGTTCTTGAATTGCTTTGACCAAAGTGGGAATCAATGTTTCATGATTTATATTCTTGTATTCAATGCCATCTTCACCAGCCCTTGATACTCCAACACATTCTGGAAATACATCTTCAAACTCTTGGGCAATAAAACCAGCAACATTTTTTTTGTCTTGACCTTTGCCCTCTTTCCAATCAAATCGTCTTGGTTTAAGAGCCATGATTGAATCAAGACCAGTATCAATGTCACGCACGTTTTCTTTGAGTCGTTGGTCAGAAATAGCAGAAATGGTAATTGATGTGGCATTTATAGTGCCACCCCACGCAACATAAAAACGATATGCTGCAGCAGTTGTTGAATACATTACAAATGATTCACCGCCAGCATTTGTACTACTTGAAGACACCACAGATACATGTTTGTTAGTGTCGTTTAAAAATTTAATACCAACACCACTATCAATAGCAGGATTATCAGTCCCCACCAGCAAGTTACCGCTAGTGTCTATTCTGGCTCGTTCTGTGTTGTTAGTGCGGAATTCGACACCGTGGTTGCTATAAGCACCAACCGATACCAACCCAGAACCAGCATCGCCAATGATGCCCTGCACAGTCGCACCACCAAACAACCCATATCCTGTAGAGGAAAAAGTTTCTGTGACAACGCGGCTTGTACGCCCAACAAGCAAATTCCCACTTGCATCCAGAGTCATGGCTTGCGTGAATGTAATGGCGTTTCCTGCTGTGCCTGATGCGGCTGTGTACCATTCATGTGCGCCAGAGGCTTGAACATATCTTGTGGCAGTGGATGTGTTTGTATAAATCCAGTTTGTGCCGTTGTAATATGAGTTTGTTCCAAGGTGCAATTGATTAGACGAATCAGCCCTACCCGCAACAAATGCCCCGTAGTTTCCAATTTGTGCTGCGTCAAAAATACTTCCCCAAGCACTCGGAGTAACTCCCAAGCCTAGATTGCCTGATGAGTTAAGAGTAAGTTGAGAAGAAACAGTTGACCCACCAAATAAACTTAAAGTGCTATCTGATTGGGCATAAATACCACCACGAACAGTTCCTGATGCAGTTCCATCTGATGTCCAAACCCATCCAGTACCTTGTGCAATATTATGATTATTACTTGTTCCTGTAAGAGTTACATATCCTCCAGCAACAGTTAAACGGCTTGATGGGGAACTTGTACCAATACCTAACCCTGTTGAGGTGAGGCGCATACCTTCTGTATCATTTTGACCAAAAATTAACGGGTCATTTGTTCCAGTTCCAATGACTAATCCATTTGATGCAGTTCCTTGCGTCTGAATGACACCATACCCTGCAAGCGTTAGTCCAAAACCAGTATTTGTAGCAGAAGCACCATATACCTCCGAAAATAAGCGTATGGTTTCAGCGGTATTTTGGCTTATCCATCCAGCCCTACCAGTAACACCAGAAGTGCGACTTACGTTAAGTGAATTTCCGCTTCCTTCAGTAGTCAATCTGCCAAGAGTGTCAGGACTTGCTGTGCCGACACCAAGATTAGTTCCATCAAAGACTATCGCAGAGCCACTTGTCAGAACCTTTGAACCATTGAGATAGGTTACTCCGTTGGCTGTGCCTCCATTGTGTGTAACTGTGGAGGAGGTTGTCAGGGTTGTAAAAGCACCAGTAGTAGCAGTAGTAGCACCAATGGTCATGCCATTGATAGTTCCACCCGTAAGTGTTGCACCGCTAGAAGCAAGTGTGTTCAGAGTGGCTGTAGAGGATGCACCAAGGGTTGTGAAGTTACCCGCAGCAGGGGTCACATTACCAATAATGCCTTGGAATGATGTTCCTGTAGCTGCGCCCAAAACTGGTGTCACCAATGTCGGAGAAGTGGACATGACAACATTGCCTGTACCAGTAATGGCATTGCTCACCAATCCTTTAGAAGCATCGGTAAACACTGCTCTGCTTGCTGTAAGGCTAGACAGGATGGGTTGTGCAGTAAGTGTAGCTACACCAGTAACGGCTAGTGTGCTAGATGCTGACAGAGTGGTAAACGCACCAGCAGCAGCCGTAGATGTACCGATAGGGCCGTTAAACGAGTCACCAACAGCACCTGTCTGAAAGTCCTTCAGTTGAGCCATTAACTCACGGATAGCATCGTTAATGCCAGATGGCGCACAGCCCTCTGCAATGTTAATCGAATCAATGTCTGTGTTATTAGCAGGGGTTGCGCTAAATTCACTAATCTTTGTACGTGGCATATCTATTCCTCAATGAAAGACCATTTATGACCATAAGCAACAGAATTCTTTTTAATTGCAACTCTAATGTTATTTCTGGCTTTTGAATTTATGGCAACATTCCTTGCAGCCTCTGCAAGTGAGCCATAAACAACGTTATTTGTTAAGCATTTTACTTTCTTACCACGCAAATGACCAATTTTTAAATGGCTTTCAGACATTTTTTTACGAGTGTCTTCATCGTGATTTTTGCCATACATATGATGGTTTTCACCAGCACGATAAGACATTGTTTTAGCAATTTGCTTTTTTACTTCCTCTGTATGCTTTTTCCCATACATAGGTGCTAGTTCACCAGTTCTAACTGATGGGTACGATGTTGAAAATCCAACACCCCCATCAGATATATTCATACATAAATCAGGCCAACATTCTTTTGCATTAACAATGATTTCATACTCTTGTCTATATGCTTCTTCTTCAGTTTGGCAAGATTTAACCACTCTAGTAAAAAGTTTCCTTTTTGCTTTCTTTGCTCTTAACACCCATACACCAGAACCACAATAATTGTCATTCAAATTTGCGGTGCTATGCTTACCAATATAGAACTTTCCATTCTCTATATTTGTAGTGACATAGACTAAATGGTGCATATCAGTCCTTATTGGATACCTAAGAGATTACGCTGTTCTTGGTCTAAGTCTTCAATAGACAATAGACCCCTTGCAGTTGTTGGAGTAACAGCCCTAAATGGACTACCAATTGTCTGTGGGATGCCACCAGTACGCATTATATTAGTTAAGTCCTCTACGCTACCTCTACGCATATTTGTAGCCAATCCACGAGAGCCAGCCGCACCAATAGTTAAAGGAATTCCAATCATCGGTGCTAATGCAGTAGTTCCTACACTAAGACCAACTGGCACAACACCAGTAGGTGCAAAGCGTCCAAAGAACTTCAACATATTTTGAACATTGCCACCCTTGGCAGCTTGCTCAATAGCATCCTGTTCAGTCTTAGTAAACAATCGCATTTTCTTGTCATTCTTAGCAAGTTGACGCAATTGTTTAGCAAGTGAGTTTTCTTCACCAGACTGAGTAAATTTACTTCTGTCTAGTTTAGCTTCGTTAAGCATATCCTCAAAGACTTCAGACTTCTTCATCTTTGAATAAGCGTTACGAGCATCAGACCATAATTGCGTTGCGTTTTTCATATCCCCAGAAATAATTGATTCTTTAGGGACAGTCATTAAGTAGTTATCGTATTCATCTAAAAGAATAGATGCCATTCGTCTTTCTTCTGGCTCAATACTCTTTTGACCAGCACGAATCATCTTACGCAAAGCCTGAAGTTCAGTCCAATCTTTAGGTTGGGCAGTAGATGTAAGTTGGTTAATTGCGCCAGCTACTTTGGGGAAAATTTCAGGTGCATAACCTTCTTCTCTAAGACCTTTTGCAATCTTATCCATTGAGTCAACAAACTCATCAGATTTTAATTGCACACCAGATTGTTTTAATTGGTCATATCTGTCTGTTGCAATTCTGTCTAATGCTTGAGAAGACAATGCTTGCTCTTTTTGAGGACGCTTAACGCTACCAGCAGCACCAGTAGCCAATGTAGTAGCTGCGCCATACAAAGGATTACCAGTAGCCTCTGTAACTGTTTGACCAGACATAACAGCAGTAGGAGTAACAATCGCTTGTGTCTTAGGGGCTACAGCAAGTTGCTCTGTAACACCACGAGTTACAGGAGAGGCAGCCGTAGTAGATGCTTTAATCAATGCAGGAATAGTTCTAGCAACTCCTGTCATTGCTTCTAATCCACCACCAACAACTCGCTCAGTTGGAGTTTGTGTCTCTGGCGCAGCAGGTACACCAGAACGAGTCATCAAGTTTTGAATAGCTTGAGATGCTGGCATTAATCGCTTTTCAGTAAATGGTGAAGCAATTACATTTAATAGTGCATTGACTGCATCAGCAGCAGGAACAGCCATTGAACCTACAAGAGCACCCAATGGGCCACCATAAGAGCCAATCTGTGCGCCAGCTAATGTAGGGGCAACAGCACGATAAGTTAAACCTGCGCCACGCTCAAATGATTCTCTAAGTGTTGGAGACTTAGGTTGACCTTGATTAAGAATAGTTAAACCAGCATCAGAGACTTTAGTTAAGTCTCCTGCTTGCAAAGCCAACAGGTCACTATCAGATAATTGAGTTAAGTCCATTATCCACCGCCTTTTTTGCGTCTTTCAATTTCTGCTTGAATAGCATCTTGACTTGGCAATCCACCAGTTGTAGCAGGGGCAGTTGGTAATTTAGGTATTGGTGCAGTAATTTCTTTTGCTGCACGACCAGAAGCAACTTCAGCAGATTTAAGCAAGTTTGTAAGACGCTCTTGCTTTGTTTTAACTGTTGCTGCACTATCACCCATTTGTGGAAAGAAAGACTTTTTATAACCAGCCAACTGCTCACGGCTATATGCTGCACCAGTTCCCAATGTCAAAGCCGCATCAAGAATATCCTCTTGTGCTGCCTCAACAATTTGACGCTGTTCAGTGTTAATCTTGTTTGGCAAGAAATCTGTGCGTGAAACAAAACGAGCAACTTCAGCCGCAGTATTTGGTAAAGCAGCTTTAGGCTCAGCACCGATAGCCTCATTCATTTGTCCAACGCTGAAGTTCAATCTGCTTGCAAGAACGGCTGATTTACGCTCACCTTCCGATGGCATATTGATTGTTGTGCTTGGACGTTTCTGGTCTTGTAATTGAATATATGCTGCCTGTTGATTTTTGGGCAACTTCATAAAGTCTTGAAACTCTTTGATTGAAGCAGCAGGTGCATCAGGTGCTGTATAAAGAACAGCCATTGTATTTTTGTCAAGAACAGTATTTCCAACTGTTACAGTATCTCGCTTTGTTGCGCCTTGAGCCACAGATATTGGCTTACCATCTGGGCCAATCTCATAACGAATCTGACCTTCTCCAAGCGTATAACCTTCTGGGCGCATTGCTTTTTGCGATGCAACTAACTCACTCAAGGCTTTACGTCCTTCAACAGAACCCATCAATTGAGGCGCAACACGAGCCAAGTCAAAGCCACCAGCAGTCATTCCTTCGCCTACTCGCTGACCCATCACGTCCTCACCATAAATCTCTTGAGGCTTAGTTACACCGCCTTGGATAACACCTTGAATTCGTTGTTGTTCAGCTAATGCTTGTTGCTCTAGCTTACGCTTACGAATCATGTCAGCTAATTGGACATTCTGAAGTTGGTTTTGCAAGGTTTCTTGCATACCGCCACGATAGGCTTTCTGCCCTTGTTGCAAGCCTTCAACAATAGACTGACCTGTGTTGCCACCTGCAAACAATCTGCCAGCTAATGCGTAGAGTGCTTGTGCTTGTGCATCATCACGATTACGAGCAATGTCAGCCTGTGACATACCGAGCAGACCCATTGTGTCTGCACCGCCTGTACCGAAAATGTCTAATAGTCCAGCCATGTTAGTCCTTAGAAGTCGAGCCAACCAGTTGGAGAAGTAGTCGCATAGTTGGTTGCAGCGTTATATGCAGCATTAGGGCCAGCCAACCAATTAGATGCACTATTCCACAAGTTGCTAATGCCTTGTTGACCACCTAGATTCTTGTACAAGCCACCACCAACAGCAGCCAAACCCAAAGCGTTTTGCAATGTAGATGTATCTGCTGCACCGCTAGTAGTAGATGAAGCTACTCGTCCTAGTGGGTTGCCATATACCAACGATAGATAGTTCTGTAAGTTCTGTTGCGGTTGGTTTTGCAGGAAGTTAAACTTAGCAATGTCACCTTGCATTTGCTGACCTTGGTAACCCTCACGCAGTTGACCTGCTTGCAACATATTCTGAATGTCTTGATAGTCAGCTTGAGCCATTTGAGGCGCAGCCATCGTAGCCGCTTGCTGTCTTGCTCTTTCATCAGCGTAGTTCTGATAAGCCAACTGCCCAGCAGTATTAGCCAACTGTTGACCAAATGCACCAGTAGCCCTGTCTTGCAAAGAACCCATAGCACCAGAGCCATAACGCCCTGCTAGGCTTGACTTAGATGCAATGTCGCCTAGAGTTGTTTTAAATTGTGTCTCAGCAGCACGAGCAGCAGGTTGGAACGCACCTTGGAAGAATGGATTACCACCCAAGAAACCACCAGAAACTGTGTTCTGAAGTTGATTCTGTGCAGACTGTAATAGAGGGTTACCCAAAGAAGCACGAGCCTCTAAAGCCTGTAATCCTGTTTGTGTGGTAGTAGATGGGGCAACATAAGTTGGGCCACCATAATACTGTGGGCCACCGCCCTGATACATCTGCTGTGCTTGCTGTAATCCATAACCCAGATAAGGTTGGATTGTTGGGTCAATTTGTGACGTAGTGGTAGTAGCCATCTTTACTCCTAGAGTTTCGGATTCCGAGATGGGTCATCCACGGAATACATTATACATAAATTATTAAAATCAACCAATAATTGCATATCTATACGTCTTATTTGCAGTTGAATTGGCAAAGTGGGTAATCGTAGCCGTACCCTGTCCTTGGGAACTAGCGTAGATGTTTGTTGAGGCAGCGAGTGACACTAAGTTAACAGTCGCTATCACAGATGGCGTAGCTGGTCTTGTAGGGCTTGTTCCAGCAACATAATGCTCAATTACCACACCAACATCCGAGGCTCTCCACATTAACTGGA